TAAGGATCTTAATCCTGCTGCAGATAGCACTTATGATTTGGGTACATCTTCTGTTCGTTGGCAAGGAATCTTTGCTGACGCTGCAAACATTACTGCAATCACAGGTGCTCTTACAGGTAACGTAACTGGTCAAGTATCTGATATTAGCAATCATAGCACTACTAACCTTACTGAGGGATCTAACCTTTATTACACTGATGAGCGTGTCGATGATAGAGTCGATGCTCTTATTGTTGCTGGTACAGGTATTACTAAGGCATACAATGACGCAGCAGGCACCTATACGCTTACTGTAACGCAGGCAGACATCGATACTGATAATGTAACCGAAGGTTCCACAAACCTCTTTACAACCGCTGCTAGAACCCGTACACACTTCACATACGGTACTGGTATTGAACTCAGTGCAGGTGGTGCTCTTAGCGTCACTCAAGCAGACATCAATACCGATAATATTACTGAAGGTAGCACAAATATCTTCTATACAGATGCTCGTTTTGATACTCGCCTTGCTAGTAAGACCACCGATAACCTGACAGAGGGTAGCAACCTTTACTACACAGATGCTCGCGCTGATGCAAGAGTAACTGCAGGATTTGCTGCTAAGTCTACTAGCGATCTGTCTGAAGGCACCAACCTTTACTATACGGATGCTAGAGCAGATGCTCGTATCGCTGCTGCAGATACTGATGATCTTACTGAAGGATCTACCAATCTTTACTTTACTAATGCTCGTGCTGACGCAAGAGTTGATGCAGGATTTGCTGCTAAATCTACTTCCGATCTGTCTGAAGGAACCAATCAGTATTACACTGAAGCAAGAGTTCAAGCAAAACTTGATAATGCATTCGCTCAACTTAGTGCAATGCTTAACAACCTTGCAACTGCTACAACTCTGACATTGAATCTGTCTGGTGATCCTACACCTGGCGCTGCAGTAACTACCACTGTCGCAAATGGTGGTGGAGGAGGATTCACTGCTGGAACTGCTGTAGCGACCGCTGGCGGAACAGGTTCATCCTTGACAGTTGATACTACTGTTGTCGGTGGCGTAATCACTGCTGCTGCAGTTAACGCTGGTGGTTCTGGATACCTCGCTAATGAAACTGTAACCATTACCAATGCTAACGCTGGTAAAGTGTTGACATTTAACTTGGCAACACTTTCTGGAGGAACTGGTTACACAACTGCAACGGGTGTTTCTGCAACTGGTGGAACTGGATCTTCTCTTACAGTTGATATTACTGCTAATCCAAGTGGTGTTATTACTAACGTTGTTATCAATGACGGAGGTACTGGATATGTTGCTGATGAAACAGTAACTATTCTAAATGCTAACGCATCTGGTATTAAGACTGTAGGTAACTTTGGTGCAACTGATGCAGCAAGAACTCCTGGCACTTACACCTTAGGCACATCCGATTATGGAACTGAAGCATCTGGTGCTAATGCAACATTCACTGTTGTAATTGGTACTGGAGGAACTGTTGATTCTGTTACTGTCACAGATGATGGTAGTGGATTCATCGCCAATGAGACTGTCACAGTTGCTGACGCTCAACTTGGCGGTGGTGGTGCTGCTGCTCTTACATTCGATGTAACAGAGATCCATGGTAATGGTGCTACAGTAAACACCTCCACAGTTGCTACTAATGCAACTCTGACACTAACTGACGTTACTACAATGGAGGTTGGTGCAACCGTCACTGGTGCTACAAGTGGCACTACAGGCGTTATTACCGCTCTTGGAACTAACCAAGTCACCGTTGATACCGTTGACGGATTCTTCAAGGTTGGAGAAGTCGTCAGTGCAAATGATGTTACTACTCTAACCATATCCTCATTCGCTTGATAAAAAATGTCAGCAACTAGACCCGCAACTAAAACAGAACTAAGAGATTATGCTCTTCGTCGTTTAGGATTCCCCACGATTGATATCAACGTTGCTACAGCGCAACTTGATGATCTTATTGAAGAAGCAATCGATTACTACCAAGAGTTTCACTACAATGGTAGTTACAAAGCATTCATTAAAATCGAGGTAACCGATGCTATTAAGACAGCCGCAAAAACAGGAAGTGCTATCTCTGGCACTGATTGGACAGAAGGTAATGAATATGTTTCACTCCCGCCAGGTGTCCTCTCTGTTAATCATGTTTATACTCAGATCGGCGCTTCTAGTATCGTGCCTGGCAACATTTTCAATATTAAGTACCAAATTTTCTTGAATGATATCTATGCAATGACGCATGGACACATCCTTCATTACTTCATGACTTCACAATATCTTGAGACATTGGATTGGGTCACCAATTCTCAAATGAATCGTAGAGTCAGATTTAATGAGCATCAAGCAAGACTATATCTGGATATGGATTGGTCTGATCTTCAAGCAGGTGACTTCATTCTTGTAGAAGTTTTGATGCGTCAAGATCCTGATACTTTTACTGGCATGTATAATGATGCTTGGTTGAAAGATTATGTTGAGGCACTTTTCCAACAACAGTGGGGAAGGAACCTAAGTAAGTATGACGGCATTCAAATGCTTGGTGGCGTAACTCTCAATGGTCGTCAAATTCTTGAGGACGCAAGTCAATTTAAGAAAGACCTTGAAGAATCTGTTCGTAGCACATACGAAATTCCCCCTCTAGACTTGGTAGGATAATATGGCATTTCAGAATACACCAGCATCTGATTTCGTCTTTAGTGATCATACGAATCTTCTGAAGGCGAATGGTTCTGCACAAGAACAGAAATTTATGGAGAATCTCGTCGTAGAGAGCATAGAAATTTATGGGCAAGATATTTACTACGTTCCTCGGAACTTGGTCAACCGTGATACGGTCTTCGGAGAAGACTCTGATTCGCAATTTGACAGCGCGAGGGCAATCAGGGCTTATGTCAATAATGTTGAAGGATGGGAAGGGCAAGGCGAGTTACTTAGCAAATTTGGAGTTCGCGTCGAAGATAAGACGACGTTTATTTTCTCCCGTGAAAAATTTAAAGAAAAGGTTGACGACCTTGAAGTCCTCAATGTCGAAGGACGACCAAACGAAGGGGATCTAATTTGGTTTCCTACAACTAAACACTTATTTCAAATTCAATTTGTAGAAGCAGAAAAACCATTCTATCAACTCGGCAAGGGTTATGTTTGGGAATGTCAGTGTGAACTCTTTGAGTACAGTGACGAAGATCTTGATACTGGTGTCGCTGAGATTGATGCCATCGAGACTGCATTTGCTAATGCCATCACAGTTAACTTTGCTGTTGGTGGCAGTGCTGACTTTACTGTTGGCGAAATTGTTGCTGGTGGTAATTCTAATGTAACTGCAGAAGTTAAGGCATGGGATTCTTCAAACAGGCAACTACAAGTGTTCAATAGATCTGGTATCTTCACAATACCTGAGACTGTTACAGGACAGACCTCGGGTGCTGCTTGGACTACTGCATCTTACAACACACTAAATAATGTGAATACTGAAGATAGCATTGATCAAAACTATGCCTTTGAACTTGCTGATGATGATATTCTAGACTTCTCCGAAGCTAATCCCTTTGGTTCAGTCGGGTCCACTACTGATACGACAATCTGATGTTAGGCACATACTCATATAACGAAATCTTTAGAAAGACTGTTGTTGCATTTGGAACTTTGTTCAACAACATTGAACTTCGTCGTTCGGATGAAGTGATGAAAGTGCCCTTGGCATACGGTCCTAAAGCAAAGTTTCTGGCGCGTCTTGACCAAGTACCTGACCCTACAAATAAAAGAGTACAGATTACTCTACCTAGAATCTCTTTTGAGATCAATGGTATTACATATGACTCTGCTAGGAAGGTATCACCCACACAAAAAATCAAGATTGCAAAAGATACAGACGAAAACAAGAATGTTTTCATGCCAGTTCCCTACAATCTAGGATTTGAACTTGCTATTATTTCTAAAAATCAGGAAGATGGTTTGCAGATTCTTGAACAAATTTTACCATTTTTCCAACCTCACTATAATCTCGCAGTCAAGTTATTGCCGTCTATGAATGAGACCAAGGATGTTCCTGTGGTCTTGAATAATATTGACTATGAAGATGACTACGATGGCAGTTTTACCCAACGTAGAGCAATTATTTACACACTTCAATTCACCGTCAAGACATACCTCTATGGTCCTGTCACCGATGCGAAGACAATCAAAAAGGTTATTACCGATTACTATTCAGATACAAATACAACTTCTGCACCAAGAGAAGTAAGATATACTGTAGAACCTGATCCAGTCACAGCAGATGCTGATGATGATTTTGGATTCGGTGAGATCTACTCAGAGTTTACCGATAACAAGAAACGTAATCCAATAAGCGGCGCTGATGAGGCAATCTAATGGGAAATCCTTTTGATGGACTGAACGATGCTTTTGGAGCAGAACCCTCTGAACTCCAGAAGCACGTTGAAAGTGTGAAACCTACATTGAAGAAAACTGAAACGGAAGATGTGAAGCATGACTACGAGGTATCTCGTGCTCAACTTCATAACTTAGTAATGAAAGGTCAGGAAGCAGTTGACGGTATACTTGATGTTGCAAGAGCATCGGATCATCCTCGTGCTTATGAAGTTGCAGGACAACTTATTAAGAACGTAGCAGATACTGCAGATAAACTCATTGACTTACAAAAGAAAATGAAGGAGTTGGATGCCGATGAAAAGAAGTCTGGACCGTCTACTGTTAATAACACGATGTTTGTTGGCAGTACAGCG